AGATACACAACTTCAAATAACCAGCGAACCCGCTATTGCTTATAGCACGTGTTATCGGCTGCCTTTTCTTTCTCTTTTCCACGCTGATTGTATGGAAATTATGAAGCAATACCCTGATAAATATTTCGATTTGGCTATTGTTGACCCTCCTTATGGGATTGGGGTTAGTGAAATGAATATTGGAGCAAGGAAAGTAAAAAATAAGGCTTGCGATAGTAAAGGATGGGATAGTTATATTCCTACACAGGAATATTTTAAGGAACTGCAACGAGTAAGCAAAAATCAAATTATATGGGGAGCAAATTACTTTAATTGCTTTAATGGCAAAAATGGTGCAATAATTTGGAATAAAAACAACCCATTACCAACAAGCAGTGATTGCGAAATTGCAAGTTATAGCAAACACTCTAAAGTAGCTATTTTTAATAAAACATGGACAAATTATGTAAATGATAAAGAAACAAACCACCCCACAGAAAAACCAATTACGCTTTATTCGTGGATTATTCAGCAATATACTGAAATCGGTTTTAAACTTTTAGACACCCATTTCGGGAGCGGTTCAATTGCTTTGGCAGTAGATAAAGCAAACCGATTAGATAAAATGAATTTACACTTAACAGCGTGTGAAATTGACAAAGAATATATTGACAAGGCAATCAAACGAATTTCAGAAAGTATCAAACAGGGTACGCTCTTTTAAGGTTGCCGATAACGCACGGATAGTCGCTATTTTATAGCGACTATACAACCAAAACAGCGATAAACACATAAAAAATCCCCTATCATTACGGTAGGGGATTTTCGCATTAACCAAACTTAAAACTATTATGAAAGAAACAAAGATAGTGAAATAATTAATACAAAAGCTATTTAGACATTTTTTTATGTTTGTCAAAGTCTGCCTTTAATTTTTCGTAAAGTCCTTTTAATTCGTCGTAATCACGTTCTAAAACAGCATATTTAGCCGTCAATTCTCTATGTAGTTTTTCCCAATTCTGTGAACGTTCAACCTCTTTTGCGTAGTCGAGCTGTATCTTGTTAAATTGCGTTTGTAATTCTCTGTTATGGTCTTTTACAAAGTTCAAATCAGCCATTACTTCGCTCATTCTGTCTTTGTAATCGCTTAAAAATTGTTCGTAAACAGATTGCATAGTGGCTACTGCATCACCATTAGCCTTTTTTATTTCAATCTTTTTCGCTTGTTTACCCCCAAACACCCAACCAACTATACCAGTAACAACACTACTGCCTAATAGGCTAAGCCATAATTCTAAACTACTAATCATACCAAACACGCAATTACACCACCGATTAATGTACCGATGGCTGTTCTAAAAATATCGTTAATATCTATGTAGGAACGCCCAATTTTCCAACGGTATAACTCCCAAGCAAATCCAACAAATAAGCCGAAAAAAATAGATAGCAAAGGCACTCCGATAAGTCTACCCTCAGTCGTATAAGTGCTGAATTTAGCCAAAATACCTATTGCTAACATTATAGCAAATCCGCAAATTATGTGTAAAAAGTTTCTCATTATTTAAGTGGTGTTATTGATACTCCCATTACTCCGTGTGTTTCAGTCGTTGCACCCGGATTTGCAGTAAAAGTTACCCAAACATCGTTATCCATGTTTACCGATATAGGAGTGTTTACGGAAGTCTGCGCTCCTAATCCTGAGTTTGCGTTGGTTGCAAATCCTACTGAACAGTCTAAACTACCCGCATCTATATGGAAACGGCGTGTGTTATCACTTGAACGTCCCGTTGTACCTAAAGAAGTTGAGGCTATTTGATTTGTGCGTGCGCCTGAAGTTGTTCCTATATATACTTTGAAAGTAGAAGTCGCAGCAGTTACTGATTTTGTTTGGGTAAAATCTAATTTAAAAGCGTCTGTATTTGAATAAGCGCCGGCTGGTATTTTAAACGAGCAAATATTAGTTTCCCCCGTTACTCCCGTAACAGATGTTTTGCCTTGATAAATAAAACGGGAGGCGTTTGTTTTTAAGTTTAAAGCCGTTTGTGTTGCGCTACCGATTTGCGTTTGATCAACAAAAACCGTATTACTCCACGCTCCCGAATGATATATTCGATAAACAAGCGTTCCAACTCCGTAAGCAGTACCGCCTATTGTTGCTGTACCGTTGCGGACAAATACAGTATATCCTTTGCCCTCTGTCGGTAACGGGTCTGTAAATGTTGCGTTTGCTACTACGTTATAAACAGTATCATTTTCAGCTGTGGTACTTGATGAAACTACTCTAGTCCAAACAGAATAATATCCTATTGAGTTTAAAGTCTTTGTTATCCCAGATGAATTGGTATTAATATTATTACCATCACCATCAAAAATAGTAAATCCACCAAAGGGATTTAAAGAAAAAGAATAAATACCATTTAAAAACCCATTGTTTACAGTAAGTCCTGATATAGAATCCCAACTATCCGTCAAACTCCACGCATCGCCTACATCCGCACGGTTGTAAAAAGATATGCTTTGTCCCTCTTTGCTTATGACTATTTTTCGTAAGTTATCGTCTGAAACTAATTCGTCTCCCGCTTCGATTACGGATTGGAAGGTTGGCGTGCCACCACTAGCATCGTTAATATCCTCTAAAGCTTGGTTTAAAGTTGTTTCTGTAGCTGTTGTTGGGTTGGTTACGTTGATGTTTGTGCCGTCTATAATAACGTCGCCTGTTTCTGCATTTACAGATGTTACAGCACCACCACTAGGAGCTAAACTATTGCGGGTATATATAACAGGCAATAAAGCACTTTGCAAATCCGCTGCATTTGTGTAAACAAAACCGTTAACACTTACATTCCCAAAGTGTTCCCAATCAATACGAACATCATTACGGTCGTAGGCATTATAAACGGTTATTTGATTTCCCGCCACCGTAGAAATATAGTTTTTAAAATACTCGATTCCGTCAAGGCGAAACCTTTGCACACTTACCGTTTCAATTACTCTCATTTACCTATTTTATTTATTTTAAAATTGTTTCTTTTAACAGCGCAAAAATTATATAAAGGTTCGTTTGTTCTAGTTAAGAATAATTGAACGTTTAGCCAAATGTTATACGCGCTTTGCTTGTTCATTGTGAAAATTGATTTTCTAAACCCGTCGCTTATTGGTTCGCTTTTCCCGCTGTCGTTTAACTTTGTAACATTCCCAAAAGGGGTACTAGTAACGTCACCAAACATTTTCCAATAAGCGTCAACGTAATAAGCAATCACCGCTTTTAAGCCGTAGTTTTGATAAGTAAGACTATTGTAAGTATAGGTCGAACCGTTTAATAAATCTTCGTAAGCCGAAGCATCATTCATTATTGAATTAAACAAAGCCTCTCCCAACAACGGTCTAATTTCGTTAATCTGAACTTGGATAATAATATCGTTCAAACGCTCATCGTTTGCGGTCTTAGAAATTTGTTTATATTCTAAGATTTCAGCGCGTGTTATAAGTTTAGTTTGTAGCATCTTTACCAATATTATAAGGGTTCATAACTAACTGAATTGGCACTCCGTCGTAGTTTTCCATTCGTGACCAAATCAAATTTAACAACTCTAAAAATTGGTCGCGTTCTTTATTACAATTATCGTCGAACTGTTTGCGCATTTCTTTAATAGCTTCGCCACTATTTGAAAATATCCCCTCGCTTTGTTCAACTAAACCATTAGGTAAGTTGTTAAAAGCTACTAAGATGTTTTTTCTTACCGAACCTTCTGTATAATCAAATAGTTTGTCGTCTATTTTGCTTTCGATGTTTTGGAATAAAATAGCCTTAGATAAATCCTCGTGTTCAAAGTCTAATTCAATGTGAATAGCTCCGCCTGCATTTTCAGCACCGACAAAGTCCTCAATCGTCTTTTTAAACGCATCGCGCGCGCTTTCCTGCTCGTAGTATTCTGGGTTTCTAACCTCTTGACCATTAACGTCAATTATTGTACGTGGCAAATCATTATCGGTAAGAGGTCTTGTTATTACCGCTGTCTTACCGAAAAATCCTTTTCGTAATAAAATGTTTTTGTAAATAGACGCTTGTCCCTCACTATCACAGTCCATTTGAACTGCATCAATTCGCGACAAAGGATATATGTAGTCGCTGTCATCGTTTATAAATAAAACTTGACCTTTATACTTTTTCCACCCCCCAGCTTTATCAACCTGCGCTTGTATAACATTAGCGTCAGGATTGTAAACATCAAACTCGATTAAATCGTCTTGTTTGCTTTCAAGCCATTTTTTTGAGTACATAACTTTTGCCGAATACTCTTCGCTGTCTTGCTTGGATATTCTACAATTATGGAACGGCAAAACTTGAACATCTGCTATTTTATAATTAGCATTCCAACCAACCCAAATAAACACACCTCTTTGACGAACTTTTGAGTTCGCTACGTCATCAGCAAAAGCCGAAAAGGTTAACTGCTTATTCTTATTAACTATAACCTTAGAATGTACGCCAAATCCCTTTTGAATAAGGGATTGAATCATTAGATTTGTAGCTGTTTTAGCCGTTACTGAATTATTGATATACCTATCCATTCTCTCAGGATAGGCATTATCTTCTCCGTTTTTATATACATCTAGTTTTTTATCTAGGACAACGGGTTTTTTAAATATATCTTTTATGGAAATTAATTTCATAGTAGGCTATTGTTTAGATTTACGCTTGCGGGTTTTTTTAACCGCCTGCGTAGGTTCAACAATAGGTTCTTTTACCTCAACCTCTGTAGCTGGGTATTTGGCGAATACTCGTGCGCCTTTGCGCTCAAATAACATTTTGCCTAATTCATCCGTAATATTACCGTTGTTAACGAAAATAGATGAACACGGCTCTAATTGAATGCCGTTGTATTTATCTAATAGTCTGTATTGACAAGTGTTGTCTTTTGCTTGCATTTTGACTGTGTATTTTTTATGATAATCTTCTATACACCCTCGACACGAGGCGTTAAGATTGTCAACGTTAAACATTTTTTTATAGTCTAAAAGGAATAGTTTAAGATAACGGACACCGTCGGGAGTTACCCCGACGATAATTTGTTCCGTTGTCATATTTTGCCAAAGCATTATACAGAGGCTTGAGCAAATGCGTTATCAAACGCTGTTTTAGTTGTAGCGTAGTCAGTTTCTAAAAGGTTGTGTGGTAAAGACGGCTCTTCGTAACCCTCTTCGCTTGCCAAAGTTAAGGCGATAGTGTTATCATTTTCGGCTGAACTGTTAGTGGCTTCCGTCAATTTCAATCCTGTGTAGTAACCTAATACCTCGAAAGCATCTTCGTTGTCCTCTCCTTTCCAAAGTTGCTCAACAACAACTACATATTTAGCACCTAAAGCCAAATTCCCTACTTGTAGCTTATTTTCAACACTTGGATTGAATACCGTACCGTTAAAAGTGTGTGACCACTTATCTACATTAGTATCTTTAGGAACTAAAGCGTAAGATTTTGCGTTAGTCTGCTTAACTCCCGTAAACAAATACGCTGTTTTACCCGGCTTTAATTGTAAATTAGTCATAAGCAATCTGTTTGTGTTGCTTATAGTTGTAGCCGTTCTATCAATGTCGTCGAAGTTAATCAATAACGCGTTGGTAGTTAATCCACCGATTGGCAAAAAATCGCAATCTAATACGAAATTCGCTGTAATTTTTCCCGTGCAATCTGCCATAATTTATATTTTTAAAATTATTAATAAATCAGTAGCGTAAATTAATACGCTACCGATGTTAAATAGTCCTCTAATAACTTAGCATCAAGTGAATAAACACCATCAACGTAGTTTTGTTTAGTCACTTTGTCATAGAAAGCATCTACAGTACCGAAGTCACCGTCTGCCAAAGTACCTACAGGAATGTTAGAAGAAACGGTCATAACGATTCTGTGAGGTAGATTCCATTTTGTACCTGTGTTTTGGTAAGTATCTATAAATCTATCCCATACGTCCATCATAACAACCTCAATACCTCTGTATCTTAATACAGACATTCCGCCCTCGTTAGTTTGAGTAAATCCGCCAGCATTTTGGATAGCCTCTAAGTCATTTACAATACCATCATAAACGGAACGAGTAACTAAGAATCTAACGTCTGCACGGTTTCGTAAGCGTGAATCGGCTTTATTGTAAACGCCTTTCATTGCAGCGATAGCATCACCCGAAGCTAAAGCCTGAGTAGCGTAAGTTGTTTGAGCATTTTTAGCGATAGAGGTAAAATATTTACCACCTGTAGTTAACGAAGTAGTAGCAAAAATCTGTTTGAAAATACCATCAAACGAATTGAAATAATCTACATCTGTACCGTTTGTGAAAGTGTTTGAACCGTCGCTATCTTCAAAAGTAGAAGCGTCTTTATCGTCAAACCACACTTTGTACCATAAATTCTCTTTAACAGCTTCTAAAATTGAAGCCACTAAGAAATCCCCAACACCTGTTTGCGAACCTTCGATTACTGTGTAATAGTCAGGATTCATTCTTGCCATTTGATTAACAAGTTTATCTTGTTGGTTTACGTCTGTAGTACAATGTTTCAAACGGAAATCCTCAAACGCTGGATCCCAAAACTTTTGTGTTAAGGTAACACCATCGATTTCATTTGGCGTACATCCCGCACCTACTTTTTTACCAAGTAATCCGATTTTACCAGCGAATACGATTTGTTGTTTGTGTTTAATACCTTGCTGTACATCGTGTACTGCGTTAAGGTCAGGCGCACCGAAAGTTAATTCGTTAATAACGCGAGACCAATCTTTTAATTCTTCGGGATTAAATGTAAATGTCCCGTTGCTAATTGCTGAACTCATATCTATTTATTTTTGTTTTTTAGTTTCTCTAATCTAGCTTGTGCAGGGTTACCCTCTTCGGTTTTCCCTTTACGCTCTTCTTTTCTGTCATCAAACTTCGCTGTAATCTGCGCTTTGAAGTTTGTAAATTCTTTCTCGATTTTTTCAATCTTTGCTGTGGCTTCCGTAGCTTCTGCCGTTGCGGTTTCTGCTTTGGCCGTTGCTTCCGCTAATTGCTGTTTCAAAGATTCATTTTCAGACTTCAACGCTTCCATATCGTCCTCAACTTCAACCTCTTTGATTTCTGTAATTTTACCCCCAACAAATACAACTACTGCGTTTGCTAATTGTGGCATAATATACTCGCCCTCAGCAGGGTTTCCGTCGATTAACCCTTCGTCACCGATTGCGGGTGTTTGTCCATCC